TCAGATCTATAATCAAACGATTATAGCTAGCCAAAAGATCCAACCAGGATCTATCGTAGGCTCATTATTTGCCAGTAATGTAACAGTCCCAGGTGACTTGTTAATTGCAGGTAACTTGTTCGTTCTAGGTAACAGCATACAAACTACGATTTCCAGTACCAATACCTATGTTAACGATCCATTGCTAACATTAAACAATGGATTCGCTGGCACCAATACCTATGATGAAGGTTTGATATTTAATCGTGGCTCAGCAACTAACCAAGCATTTATTTGGAGCGAAACATTTAAAGAATTCCGTGTTATTGCTACCTCAGAAACGGGTACAACCTACGGTAACGTAAACGCCTCAGACCTAGCTAATTTAAGCGTAAAGAATTTTTATACCAGCGGTACAAATAACACTGACGGTAATATCAACCAACGTGGTACTGGTGCGTTTGGAGCGACGTTTGCAGGTAATGTTGGGTTAAACGGACCTTACTTAACTACCAGCCAAGCTACTATCAGCGTATTTAACACTGCTGCTACTACTGTAAATGAGTACGGTGCTGCAACAGCAATCTATCTAGGTGCTACATCTGGTACAGTCGTAGTTAATAATCCAACGATAGTTGGCACACAAACAACACAAAATGTATTCAATGCCAATGCTACCACAGTCAACGCATTTAATTCAGCTACCACATTAAATCTTGGACAGTTGGCTTCTACAGCCAATGTTGGTGCTACAACTGGTACATTCCAACTGAACAATCCAACAGTAGTTGGTTATAATACCACACAAAATTTATGGAATACTCTAGCCACAACAGTTAACGCATTTGGTGCTGCAGGTAACCTTAACTTAGGTAGTGGTGCCGGCGGTAGTATTGCTACAATCAATAACCAAGCTATCTATCTTCCATCTGCTACTAATATTGCCGTTGGTGGTAGTAGTTTAACATTTGCTAACACTGTAGTCACAACCGTTAACGAATACGGTTCAGCAACTTCAGTGTTCATTGGTGCTACTAGCGGTGTGGTTACTGCTAGAAGTGCATTATCAGCCACAGGTACATTCTGGGCTAACTCAAGTGCAGGCTCTACACAACAAAACCAAGGTATTGGTGCTATTGTAGTACCAACTGGTGGTATCAGTGTAGGCGGCACAGCTAATATCGCTGGCGCAACAGTGATTGGTGGTGCAACACAAATTAACAGCACACTAGGTGTTGGTGGCGTAACTTCAATCACTAATACTACGAATGCAACTGGACAATCAACTGGCGCATTACAAGTAGCAGGCGGCGCTAGCTTCACACAAGATGTTTGGATTGGTGGTAACTTATTTGTCAGCAACATTATAGGTGTTCAAGCTAACATCATCACAGTGACAGATCCGTTATTGTACCTAAGAAATTCTAACGTAAGTGTATACAATTATGATATTGGTTTCTACAGTGCATTCACTGGCACAGGATTAGGCACGATAAATCAATATCAACATACTGCTGTTTTCCGTAATCCGTTAAATAACACATGGAATTTCGTAAGTAACCTTGCAGAACCCAGTGCAAGTTATATCACTATTGATGGTACTACTGTCTACGATCCAATCAAAGCTGGTAACTTGCAACTAACAGTTACTACAGACAGTACAAGTACAACAACAGGTGCGTTAATAGTAGGTGGTGGTGCTGGTATTGGTGGCAACATATTCCAAAGTGGTGCGTATCACGATTCAAGTTCTAGCAACTTTATCAATATGCCAACACCAACAACGGCTAATAATCTCTCAGCCGCTACGACGATATTCTACGGTGCAGCAGCTGGTGACTTTACTATCCGTAACCCAAATATCAACAGTGTACAAGCATCATTGAACTTATTCAATGCTAATGTAACAACACTAAACTTTGCTGGTGCCGCAACTACCATCAGCGTAGGTGCCGCAACTGGTACAACAACATTTAATTCAGCTACTAACGGCGCAACGTATAGAGCAGGAGCAGTGGTAGTAGGTGGCGGTGTAGGTATCAATGGTAACTTAAACTTATCTAGAAGTAACTACATAACACTTGGCGCTGACTGGAACAGCAACGTTGTTTATCCAGAAAATGTTGTCCAAATAGTTTCAAACGCTAATGTAGCAAATAGAATTTCAATACAGAATCTTAACAATGGAACTTTTGCAACATCAGAATTCCAAGCTATCGCTGATATTGGATCTAATATTAATAGCTATATCAGCACTGGTATTTCTAGCAGTACCAATGGTTTAAATATCATTAAACCGTTAGATGGATACACATACACATCAGCAGGTAATTTAGTAATATCTAGTGCAATAAGAAAAGATTTAGTTTTAGCAGCCAATGGTATAAGTCAAGTTGGTGTAAGAATCAGCAGCCAATACAGTAACGTTGGTGTGCAGTATTCAACAGCCGCAACATCAAGCACCACTGGTGCATTGACATCAGTTGGTGGCATCAGTACTAAAGCCAATTTATATGTTGGTCGTGGTGTGACAATCAACAGCGACAACAGCATTGAAACATTTACAGTTAAGAGTTCTACTTCAGGTAACGTAGCGATATTTGCCAACGTAGTAGGCACTGCTGGAACATCAACTACAGAAACTGTGATCATTGGTGGTAGTAACCTAGCAGTACAAACTGGTGTAATATTGAAAGTCAATGGCCAAACATCAATGATGTTACCAGTTGGTCCACAAGCTGCTCGACCAAGTAGCCAAGGTGGTGTTGACGTAGCAGGTATGATACGTTTCAATAGTACATCTAACTTGCTAGAATATTATGACGGTAGTGTATGGCAAGTTGCTGGTAGCACATTTACAGTCATCAGCGATCGCCAATTCCAAGGTAACGTAGGTGGTGGTTATGGTAACGTTGACGGTACTAACACAACGTTTACTATACAATCTAATGCAACAACATCAGGTACATTAGTTGCTATCAACGGTGTGATGCAGTTCCCAACACTGGCTTACTCAGTAAGCGGTTCAACACTGACATTTACAGAACCACCAGCACCAGGTGATGTCATTGACGTTCGTGTATTAACCACAACAGCAACAGTTAGCTCAATTGCCAACGGTAACGGTGTAAATCAGTTAGTAGCTGATAATACTGGTGTTAGCTTTTATACTGGAACAACCTCTACAGTAGAACAAGTATTAATTGACCCAGCAGGTAATTTTAATTTCCTCAATCAAAATCACATTACTTATACACAAGCACCAACTAACGTTCCTACTACAGCTAGCCCAGTTGTGATTGATACATTCAGTCAAAGCAGTTATAGCAGTAGCAAATACTTAATCCAAGCTAAAGTTGGCGTAACGAACTTTGAGTCATATGAGGCTCGTGTAATAACTGATGGTGCAGGTAATGCTTATATTACTACCTACGGTATTATTAATAACGGTACTTCATTTGGTACAATTAGTGCTAACGTGGTCAGTGGTAATGTGAACGTTTACTACACATCAACTATAGCACAGGCTAACGTTAAAGCATTTGGTACTTACATTGTATAAAGGTAAACAATGTTAAACATTTCAAAACAGTATCGTACGAACTACACTGGTGAGGACATAATCACTGAACGCAAGCATGAAAATCGCATGTGGAGTGAAACTGTTGAAACAGTGCCTAATGCTGTTACCAACAATCAAATTTCAAATCGTGCTGTTATCATTGGTAATAGTCCAACTAGGTTAGATTTTGATTTAAACAATCTAAAACATGCCAGCGGTTTGTTAGGTGCTAATACTTTACAAACCTATGGGTGTAATGCGCTATATAGAGATTTTACACCTGATTTTCTAGTAGCACAAGGTAACGACATGGTTGATGAGTTGGCCAAAAGCTCTTATCCAAGAAATAATATCGTCTATACCAATGCTATAAATTTATTAGCATATCCAAATACATTTTATCTTATTCCATACAATCCTTATGCTGACAGTGGTACAACTGCTGCCTACATAGCTGCATTTGATGGACACAAAAAAATCTATCTATTAGGCTTCCATGGACAGGATACACCAGGAATAAACTTTAATGTCTATTCTGGAACCAATGCCTATGACGCTGAAGAATCTGATGTAGGTAGTGATAAATGGACAAACAATCTCACACAATTATTCACAGTCTATGATGATGTTGATTTCGCTTGGGTTACCAACCGTGGTACCAGCACAGTACCAGACTGCTGGAAACCTTGCCAAAATTTACGTCAAATATCATTTAGAGATTTCGTAGTAGAAGCTGACTTATAAGACTGATTCTAATGTCTTAATCTTTGCACTTACCGCATCAAAATTAATAGTACGCCAAACACCAGGATGTAAAGGTTTAGGATGATCCTCTAATGCTACCCAGCAAAAGCCACGATGTTCAAAATTAAGTTTGGGTGTGAATTCTTCGTCTACTGGAATTAAGAAAGTATTGTAACTGAACTTACCGTTGTCACTGGTAAATTTTTCTATGGGGATGACTTTGACATCTTGGAAGTTGTAGCCCAATTCTTCGCTGAGTTCTCTATACAAGCTGGTTAACAGCAGTTCACCAGCATCAATCTTACCACCAGCCAGGCCCCAAGTACCACTATACTTGTCACCGTCACGTAATAGGAAAAGATAACGACCTGTTGAAACACTGTAGATGAAAGTGCCTACACCTTCTATAAGACCAGTGTCCAAAGACCGTTTTTGTGTTGAAGTTAGCATAAAAATTAAAGAACTAAAGTCCATCCACCATTTTTATATTCGCCTTCAAAACTCTTCACCCATTGATTGAGATTCCATTTATATTGAGTTCCAGTTGTTAGATTGCTTACATATTGTACATTAGCTTGATTCTGGCTGTCAAATGAAACAGTCCAATGTACGCCAGTATATTGTATGATGTCGTTCGCATGACAGACTAAATCTACCCCATCAGTACCGCGCCATAGTGTTGGTCCGCTGCTTGGGGCAGCATTGGCACTACCAACATCACCTAGGATCAAATATCTGGTACCAGCTGATGGATGAGTGATACTGGATGTTAAACTTGAACTAGTTGGGTTGATGATAGCATTGATTGGAGTTAGTGTGTTACCTGGGATAGTATCAATGTCTACGTTAAATAACATCAGCGTAGGATCTGTTGGGTGATAGCTGACGGTACCAATGACTTCTGAGACGCCATCTGGTTGTAGCAAACGCACTTCACTGATGCCAGGACTTAGATTACCATAGATGTTGACAAACGCCGCCCAATTATCAGGAGTACCAACTTTGACTGGAGTACCAGAGATATCTTCGCCACCAATGTCACGGGGTGTTTCTATATCCTGTTGTTTCAACAGTGTCAAGGTGTTGCCAATCAACAGCGTACCATAGTTCAATGGAGTGAAGTATTGGCGATTACCTAATAGATTATCTTCGTTTAATACACTGTCGCTGAGATTACCATCGCTGTCATGTATGCTGGCAACGATCTTTTGGATGACACCAAGTTTCTTAACTTTAGCTGGAGGACTAATCCACACAGGTAGTTTGAATGTTAATGTAGCAACATCAATGGGATTATCTGTACCAATAGGCACTGATCTTGTATTCCAATTTGGACTTTCTAAATAAACAACGCTTAGGCTAGTCCAATCAATGTAGTTGTCTGTTGACTGTATCTCCATGGCTGGATTAAACAATACTATCAACTGTTCTAATAACTGTAATTTTTGTTTGGTGTTACTAGTCCAAATATCTAACTTCAATTCTATAGTATAAGGCACAGGCATGCTGCGTTCAATGGTAAAAGCATTGCCCTGTTTGTCTTCATACTCCATCGTGTCTTCATTGTAATACTTTTGGCGTATCTGCATCTTGCCAACAAAGTCAGGTTGTTGCACGCGATCTCTATCATAGGTAATATTATTGATATACACAGTCATAGCTGGTGTTGCATTCATGATATTTGGTGCACTATTCTGTGTGATAATCTGTGCTACTTGGCGACTACCATCACCCCAATAAACAGGCACACGTTGTAGAGTTTGATGCCCATTACGATCAAATCCAAACTCAACTTGGAAACCTGATACCATACGAACAAACTGTGCTAGGAATCGTTCTATCTGAGCGTCATAAAAGAAGCTCTGATTAGCAGTTGTCATTTGCTAACTCCTTTGATAATTTTTTATTTTTTTGATACTCTGACATTCTGATTGAATGCATAGCTTTAGCCTCCTCACTCCATTTAGTAGACGGTTTACCTTTCTTTGGATGAGGTTTACTAAATTTATATCCACTTTTTTTATTAACAGTTTCTACACCACCATTTGCTTCACGACGTCTGGTATGGGCTGCCTTTTGTGCGATGCGCATTTTTTCTATACTTTCTTGGTTATGTGTTTTATTATTACCACCGTTTCTAATATTGAAGCCATTCTCAATACTATTATATTCTTTAATATATTTTGTTTCTAATAAATTTAACTCATCTAAATTAGATGCAGTATCAATAACTTCAAATGTAAATGCATCTTTGCCATATTTTCTTAATGCATTATGAAAACGATGAGTTCTTTTTGTATATCTGCTGTCTGATAGATGTTCTAATCTACGACGATTGGGTTCTTGTATAGTTTGCCCTATATAAACTCTACTAGTATCAATATGAGTAAATTTATAGATA